ATGCTTTTCATAGATGACAGGTCCAATTTTACCAATTATATTCCACTGATCGAGTTTATCTTCAGGCATTGTACCAGTAAATCCAAAGCGATGCGGCGTCTTAACACGCTTAAGAATTTTGTTAATTTCATTGCCCTTGCGTATTTTGTGTACTTCATCAACTACAAGTACATCAATCCCCTCTATCCAATCTAGATTAGAATTCTTACTCTGTAGAATGCCGATGTTTGCGACAATTACGTCAGAAGTAAGATCGAGGTCATCATCTCCTGTCCATTTTGATACCTTAAACGGAACGTTATAATCAATAAAATCCTGTGATGTTTGCTCCACGAGACCACGATCAGGTACAATAAACAAACACTTAAATGTGTTTTTATTATATGGTGATTTGTATATGCTGTATATTTTTGTTAGAAGAGAGGCAGATGTAAGTGTTTTACCACCTGCAGTAGCGAGTATAATAGTACCGCGGCCGTTGAATAGGCATTTCTTTACAATTTCTTCCTGATAATCTCTAAGGGGTATCTTGAGAGGTAATATTTCGTTCTTAAAATCTAGCTGCTGATGCCAGCCGTGTCTTGCAGGGTAGACAGTATCAAATAAATCTTTACTAAAAATCTGACCACCTGTTATCTGCTTTTCGGTTATATATTTCTTAATCTCTTCAACTAAGCATGGTTCAAAGCGACCTGTAGGTGTTATAGCATATGTACGCGGTGGTAAGAACCTACCATATCGTCGCATAAATTTAGCACCTTCATTCTTAACAGAAAAGTACTCACGAATATCATCAAAGTTCTCGCCTTTGAGAATACCCATTTTCTTTGTACTGTCAAAATCAAACTCTACCATATTACGTTGTCTCAAGCTTCATTATCTCTACTAAATTCTTGATATCAAAAGTAGTGCTGCTTAATGTCTTCTCTGTTTTTTCGAGAAGCTCAATAACTAATTTTTTCTCTTCAATAACTTGCTGCATCTCAAGTAGCTCTGGACGCTGTTCTACTGCCTTAATAATAGTAGGAAGTGAAAGATCGACAGTGGAGTTCTTTTTTATTTCTTCCGTAAGCATTGTTTTTAATGCATTGAGTTTTCTTGACTCCTGCGCAACCTCCATTTTTAGTCTAATAAGTCTCCCTGCCCACTTATGTTTTGTTGCAGGTAGGCGCAATTGATAATCTTTTAAATTAAGTTCATTAATTTTTAGATCTTCCTCTAACTCTTTTATATATTCTGCTAGCATTAACTTAAATAATAGTATAAGGACTCAAAATGTCAACAAATCTTTTTAAAAATACCTTTTTACGAATATTATCAGAAGATGCCAATACAGCGGCAGGTGTTTTCGGTCCTGCTGCTGCAGCTGCAGCTGCAAATCCAGAGATGCAAGGCCCAAGTATATATGCACCGGGTAATAATTTGCCTATGGATCCTGCCAAGGCAACGCTCGGTTCAAAAGCTACAAAAGGTAAGAGAAAGAACAAGTATAGATTTCCAATTGCACGTAGACAAAGTGTAAAGATGTAATAATTAACTGTGTGGAACACGGTCACTGGATTCTAAATGAAAGCATCATTGTTGATGAGCATACGTTTGGATTTATATATGAGATAACCAATAATATTCTCAACAAAAAATATATTGGCAAAAAACAATGTATAAGTCGTATCAAGCGTAAACCTCTTAAAGGTAAAACGCGTAATAGAATCGACCATAAAGAATCAGACTGGAAGTCATATACAAGTTCTTCCAACGAGCTTAATTCTGATATTATAAAATACGGTAAAGAAAACTTTACGTTTAGAATTATTAAGACTTGCGGATCAAAGTGGGAGCTTGCATACGAGGAAATAAAAGAACAAATAAGTCGAAATGTATTGTTACGCGATGATTACTATAATGGTATTATAAATGTTCGTATCGGTACACCACCGAAGGACATAAAGCAATCATACTTGAATTCCCTTTAGTTGATTATACAATTATATTGTGTCTGATGATATTGTCTTTACAGAATATAATTTTAGGTTAATAAACTTTTGTGGCTTACTAAAGGCTTCAGAGATTACTATTATTAATGAAATGTATGTCTATGGTTTGTTAGACAAACCAAAAATAACAAAAGATGTAAAGAAGATCTTAATGCATCACATAACCTTGTGCTTGTGTTCAAAATTGCTTACTGCAACAGGTAAGGAAAAATGGATTGTTTACTTTAATAAAGGTGATCTTAACAACAGCTCTCTATACGGTTATTTTCCAGAGATTGGTACTTTAGTAGAAACATATCTTACTAAATTAAAAAGGCTCCTCCCTATAAGGATTTTTACAAATGGTAAAACGTTTAGCGAGTTACAGAAACTAATTGAAAAGAGAAACGGTGAAAGAGATGAATTTATAGCAAATATAAGACATTATATAGAAAGTGTTGATTTTACGTCATTTACATTTAGTAAAGTTAGAATCTTTACACAAAAACAGGGTTTGACTTTTTTAAATAAAGAATTCTTTAATACGCTTAAGTCTAAGCAGCTTCTTCTCACGTAATTGTATAAATACTTCATATGAGTTTTCTTAAGAAGTATCAAACGTATCTTAATTTAGTCACTGAGCAGGATGATCAGGGAGCACAACCACAGGATGCAACGGCACCAGATGCAGCTGCAGAAGTACCTACAACACAAAATACACCCGCTACTGTTGCTCCAGAAGGTTATGTAAATATCGTAAAACTTCTTGCAAAATCTCTTGCTATGAATATTCCTGTAGGAAATATTGATGCACTTTTTGCTACTACAGAAGTAACAAATGAAAATGCTTTTAATACACAGGATGAGATTGAGAAATTTTTAAAAGAAAATGAGGTACAGTCTGATAATCCAGAAAGATTAGAAAACATTAATTACAAAAAATTTATTAGTTCAGTTAACGGTACAAATTTTGAGCAAAAATTAAAGCAATTAATAACAGCAATGGAACAAAGAGATCCTTCTGTTAAGCAACTTTTTCCAACAAACTAATGAAATATAAAAGCCTAAAAGACGTCTACGCAGAAAAAAGTCTAGGAATTACACTACCTCCCCTAAGACGTCAGCTTGCGTATCAAAATATACTACTCAACGAGGGAGGTGCAGGTGGTAGTATGATTCACCCGTTTGACGTACCCGGTGTACGCACTGGTGCAGATTTAATCAATATCTTTGATGAAGCGGTAAAGAGTATTCAATCAGAACGACCTGCAGTAAAAATAGATGGTGCTAATGTATCTATTAAAATTGCACGAGATATAGAGGGCAATATCTATCATAACACAGAAGGTGAAATGGAGTTCGGTATAGAAAGAGGTACAAAGAAAGAAGATGATATAAAAGGTGTTACGCTTGATCGTCTTGGCGCGCGTTTTGTGAATAAAGCTGATCCTTCAAAGCCACATGGTCTTATTGAAGCTGGTAGTATTATTCTTAATATATTTAATACTGCTCTACCATCAATTGAAGCTGATCTTCAGAAGCTAAAGTTTTTCGGTAAAGAGGATCAAAGATTTTTTAATATGGAATATGTCTACGGACATACAAATGTTATTGGTTATGATAAAAACTTTCTTGCAATACACGGTATTAATGAGATTAATATCGCAACAAGAAAATCAAAAGAAGTTGGATATAATAAAAATGTATTAGAAGACATTATTAGAAAGATAAGACCCATCGCAAAGAAATATGGGTTCGATGTTTATAGCACAATACCTGCTGAATTTGATGAGGATGTTACAGATGTAGACTTTAGTCCGGCTCTTAATACCAATCTAACAGTAAGATATACACAAGAACATGCTGTTACGAAGACAATCGCAGCATGGTTAAAGGAATGTAATAATCCAACAGGTAAGACTGTTGTTCTTGCTGATAATAAGCGTATAAGCACCATGGGATTACAGAATTATGGAATTGTAATGCAAGGTGTTCCTCTTGATACTGCTATCAAGGATGGTAATGAAGTGCAGATTCATGA